AACCGCCACCACCTGCAGCACCTGTTGAGGTAGTAGTGGTATCGACGTAGTCGCCTGTTAGCCTGAGCCTAAAAGTAGGACTAAATCCGCCATTACCAAATATTGGGTGAGAGTGGCTTGGGATTTGGGGTGTGCTTAATGTAGTTGCTCCTGCTGAGCCTGAAATAGAACTAATTGACACTGATCCGCTTGGGGTTTGGCTTGCAAATGCGGTTGTAAAATCCACCGAACCACCTGAGCTGACTGAACCGCTTGTTATTTTTAATGCATGCTCATTATACGAAGTGTCTTTAGTCCATCCAGTTGGGGCGGAAGTTTGTTGGAATAAAAGTCTAGTACCTGAGCTAAATTCGGCTCCGGGGGGCGCTGCAGATTCCCAGGTAGATCCGTTGGATCTTAAATAATTCCCAGAAGTGCCGGGAGCCACAAAGCTAACTGCAGATGTGCCGTTACCAAGAATTACGTTTCCAGCTGTTAGACTTGTTCTACCTGTGCCTCCATATGCTGCACCGACGGCGTTAGCGCTCCATGTCCCTGCGGTTAAGTTACCTACTCCGGTAATACCTGTATAAGAGCCTGAAATACGTGCAGTTGCTACAGTACCAGATGAAATAGATGTGGCGTTAATATTAGATACGTTCGAACCATCACCGACTAAAGCCGCACCGGTAATAATTCCACCATTAAAGTTACCTAGTGAATCACGAGCAACAATCGTAGAAGCCCCGTTAGCGCTAGAGGCTGTAGTACGTGCGTTTGCAATAGTACCGGATGAGATATTAGATGCGTTAATGGAAGTTAAAGTTGCCCCTGCACCAATAAAATTAGTGGCTGTAGCGTTCCCAGAAGCAGTTATGTTACCAGAAGCAGTTACGTTTCCTGAAGTGGTTATATTCCCCGTAGTTGTTACGGCGCCATTAACAGTAAAACTACCAGAAGTACCAGACAGTCCTGGTAAAAAATTAGTTCCGTCGCAGTAGACAAGGCAGGCGGTACCGTTAGGAATGGTTACACCCGTACCAGTAGCGCCGATCACACGGATTGCATATCCACCAGTTGTATTGTTTACAACCGTATAAAGTTTTTCAACAAGAGGCGGGATTAAATCACGTACTGCATTGTTAGCACCACCTACCACCAGAACAGCGTTACGAGCTTCGTTTACTACGCCGTTAAAGTTAGTTAACGTATAGTTGGCATCCGCCATAGTAATTGCTTGCACACCAGTAATAGCCTGCTCAAGCAACGTACCAAGATTATTGTTAGTAGTCTGCCCCCAAATACCAGCTTGGTCGCCATCCCCAATTAAGGTGAGTTTTAAACTAGTTGAGTATGTACTTGCCATAATTTATCCTTAAGCCGCTAAAACTTCCGTCCAATTAGGTGTCTGGTCAACATCAACCAAGCCCCATACATTTTGTTTATTGAGTCTAACTCGGGTACGTACGCCGGTCAAATCGACTATTACTGATCCAGTAACATCAACAGTGCCGACTACTCCAATAGCAGAAACACCCGTTACATCAACCACACTACCAGCCGCAACCGTTACATTTCCAAGTGCGCCGATGGCTGAAACGCCGGTTAGGTTAACGACCGCACCACCAGATGTAGTTACATTACCAATAGCCCCAATCGCAGAAACGCCAGTAAGGTTGACGACTGCACCAGCAGTCACAGTTACGTTACCAATAGCACCGATTGCAGAAACACCTGTTAAATCAACAACAGCATTAGCTTGAGTATCAACCGTGCCCACAACTCCAACAGCATTTACTCCAGTTACGTCAAGAATCTGATCGGTTTGTATATCTACGTTACCAACTACACCTACGGTGCTTAATCCTACTAAGTCAACTATCGCACTAGCCTGTGTATCCACCGTACCTACAATGCCAACCGCATTTACCCCAGTCAGATCTAAATTACTATCGGCTTCTACGTCTACAGTGCCGACCAAACACGGTGTTTCAATACCAATTAAATCAACGCTTCCACCAGCTTCAACTGTTACGGTGCCCACTGCACCAACGGCGTTTACACCCGTTACGTCAAGGATCTGATCGGCTTGAATATTTACATCGCCAACTATACCAACAGCAGATACCCCAGTAACCGCTACCGCAGCACCAAGTATGATTGGTTCAGCACCAAACGCTTCTTCTGCTATTGCCGAGTAGCCAAATGCCATGATTTATCCTATACAAACCAAGTCACTATGGAATACCGTGTACCGCTAGTCACAGGCATAATTTCGTGGGGGTACATAAAGTTGGAAGGGAACATAATGCACGACCCCTTCTTTAGTTTGTATACCAATTCACGATCAAAAAACGCAAACTCACCACCTTCGTAGTCGTCATTCAAGGCAAACGAACAGGATACTGCACGAGGGCGACCTTTAAAAGAATCAGTATGTGTAGTATAAAACTGCCCCTCTGTATAACGAAGTAGCTCGTATCCTGAATCTTCTTGGATTTCAGCCAATGGGAACTTTTCTTTGTATTTTTTAATTGCTAACCCTGCGGAAGCAAAAACATATTTGTCTAATTTAGCCCTTATTTTTGGGTTTTTTTCTATTATTGAGCTAAAAGATATTCCAATAGTGTCACATTTTCTTGCAGAGTCTGCTTTACCAACAGCAGTTATAGCGGGAATCCAATCATCACATTCTTTGTATTCGGCAAGAATAGCATCACATAAGGCGTCAGTTACCACACCATCAAATACAACAACGTAATCGCTAATGTTTTTCATAGTATTGTTATTGGCAACTCGGTTATAGGAAGAGTTGGTTCTTGTTGTTGTTTTTTATCAAAAAATGCCCATGCTTTAGGACCACTAGAACGTACGTAATGAAGAAATACTTGTATGTGCTCTTCACCTTCGAACACATTGCGCCAGTGGTCTGCTTGACATCCAAGATAAAGAACTGCATCGCCAGGATTTAGCTCAATTGACGTTTCAGACCCGTCAGGACGTTGAAAGTAAATAGGCCAATCAACATCTTTTCCAAGATTTAATGTAAAACTAATTTCGCAAGCGGGGCGGTCACGATGTCTATCTAAAACAGATCCTTTTTTGTATACACGAGCATAAGTGTATGTTGGCAACACGTCTTCTTCAAGTAACTCAGATACATGAGAAACTTTTTTAACTAGTAACTTAACAAACGGTAAAAAATCGTAAAGGGCATGCGAATCAGGGGCTTGTGCATCTCCAGCTAATTCAAATTTTTTACAGTGGTCTCTAAATTCATTTGCTAATGCACGTGCTTCAGACTCCGATATAAAATCGGGTACATGTAAATAATTGTTTTGGATTATTTGAAGTTGCATAATAAAGAATCATGGGGTATCGTAACGCCTTCTGGAACCATGGATGGATCAACAATATCATCAACTGCATCGCCTAAACGCAAAGCATGAATACAATAAGCAACTGTGTTTGGCTCCAAAGCCACAAGTTCATGCATTTTGTCTTTTTTGATATAAATCATGTGCGGAGCAGTAAATTCAGAAACATGTCCTTCAACAGTTACCTGTAAACGCCCAGAAGCTAAAAGAGTAAGGTGGTCAAACTGGTGTGTATGCCCATGTTCTACATCACCTACATTTTTAAAATGCATTTGTCTTGAAAACAAATTTGCAACTGTTCCAATTTTTACCTCTGGATGTGCCATGTTTGTCCTTAAACTTTTGTCCAAACTTCTTGTGGAACTACGGGCCAATTAATATTTCCAGCCACTGGATATACTGCGTATTGACGCACTGCATTACGATATACAACAAAATCTTGCGCATTTGCTAAGTAAGGGTTGCTTTTTGCTGGATCCGCAACGTCAGGAATAGTCGTCCAATCCGTGGCTTGTAATTTTTGTGTAGCAGTATTTTTGTTTTGTATAGCTGTAGGTGGCTCTGGTGGTTTAGGTGTATTAGCCTCAGTCCACTTAGTCATGCAGCAGTTTGCCCATGCTGGTAAAGAAGTAATTTCTTCATTTGGTACGGGGTCTTTAAATTCAATCCAACCAGCGGCATCATCCCACTGAAGTGCATGTACATTAGCAGGGATGTTACAAGAAGCTAAATCAAGGTTGTTATAAAAAACACCGTCTTCGCCAACTGAGCCATCACCAGGGATAATAGTTAATTTCATTCTTCAATACTCCTAATTAATTTTGGTTGTTCCTCATGTTTAACCTGCACAATACCTGCGGTGGCTAGTAAAAGCTGTTGAGCCTTTTCGTTAGACTTAACCATTTCATTTCTAAACGATTCAACCGCAGCTCCTGTTTGTCTTTGTTGCCCAGAATTTTCAATAAGAAGCATAGGCATCCAAGCAATTGCACACTCATAGCTGTCCACTTGGTTGCCGGTATTTACGTCGTATCCTTGCACACGGGTATACCAAGCACAGGTAAGACCAACACAGTCTTTTTTAATTAGTGGACAAAAAGTTCCGTTTTTGAGAGCACCCATTATTAATCCTTAGTAGCTGTTATAACGTCAAGATACCTAACCGCAAGGTTAATCGCAGTGCCACTAAATGAGCTAGATGCAGTGTGATTGTGGGCATCTTGTGTGTGGTTATGTGAGTTTTGCAATGCAGTAACCGAATTACCACTAAATGTACCAGAACCGCTTGAGAAGCTAAATGGGTGAGTATGTGAACCGCCACCACCTGCAGCACCTGTTGAGGTAGTAGTGGTATCGACGTAGTCGCCTGTTAGCCTGAGCCTAAAAGTAGGACTAAATCCGCCATTACCAAATATTGGGTGAGAGTGGCTTGGGATTTG